CAAACAACTTAGAAGTAACCGGCAAAGACGGTGGCGCAATCAAGATTGATTCGTCATCCTTGAGCAACCTATCTGACACAGAACTAGAAACATTGCAAACGCTGCTTGCAAAAGCCGCACCAACAGAGGTGTGAAATGGCGGACGTATGGGGCAATGAGCCTACTCTAGACCTAGAAAGGCCGTTGTACCCAAAAGGGTCAGGTAGGCCAGTCTCAAAGGAGACAGCAGGGTCACCGCTAGATGTGTTGAAGTTCATCAATTCGTTCCTGCCAGTAACTGGCGACATACAATCCGCACTAGAAGCATACAAAGCATACAAAGACAAAGATTACGTAGGTACGGGGCTCGGAGCGCTGGGTATGCTGCCGCTAATACCGAACATTACGAAGTACACTAAAGGATCTGAAAAAGCAATTAAAGAACTTAGTGAGAACGGGAGTTCAAAAGCACCAACTATTATTGTTCCTAAACGTGGTAAGATTCAAGATGTAATGAATAGTGTGCGTGATAGAAAAGGTAACTATGCGGCACAACGTGTAGAACGCGCAGCCGATGAGGTGCCTAACCTTGAGCAGCAATTTACAGAAAATGCTTTGCATAGAGCTTTTATTGGTGACGGTGACAATGCTACGGGCATGATGGTAATGAACCCAAGGGCGTTTGAGAATTACGCACAGCCAATACCACCTGATTACCTAGAACCAACATACATTAATGAATTGTCTAACATAGCTAGGGATAGTGGATTTTCGGATGTACCGTTTCTTGAGTTGGGAAGAAATGATAGAGGAGAATTAGTTTTCCTAGGTCATGAAGGCCGCCACCGTACAAGGGCACTAACTGACTTAGGTGATGAGTCTTCAATTGTTAGAATGATTCCACGCTCAAGCATGCGAGAGCATTTACCGCGTGGTTCACAAGAAGAATACATAGATGCTTTAATAAAAGAACTTGGCTTAAACCCAATGGTTAGACCCCAACCAGGAGAGGAAGGCTCAAGATATTTAATGAGATTGCCCCAAATATTCAAACACGGCGGTCAAGTAAATAAAAATAAAAAAGGTAAGTTCTAAAAAAATAAAATATGGCGATAGTAAACCCGAATGCCTTGTTAAAGGCTGTGGCGTTTGAGCAAAGCAAACGTAAAGCGGAAGTCTCGCTAATAGAATTCATGAAACAGTCCTGGGACATTATTGAGCCTGGGACTCCGTACGTAGATGGCTGGCACCTCCACGCCATTGCCGACCACCTTCAGGCAGTCAGCCAAGGTAAAATTCGTAATTTAGTAATTAACATGCCGCCGCGCCATTGCAAGTCTATATTGGTCGCGGTCATTTGGCCTGTCTGGACGTGGATAAACAACCCTGAGTTCAGGTGGCTGTTCGCGTCGTACTCAGGCAACCTGTCAATGCGGGACTCCCTTAAGTGCCGACGCATGATACAAAGTACGTGGTTCCAAGAGCGATGGGGCAAAAAGTTCAGCTTAATCGGCGACCAGAACACCAAAACGTTCTACGAGAACGACATGTATGGTTACAGGTTCGCGACGTCCGTGGGTGGTACGACAACGGGTATGGGTGGTAGCGCGATTGTGGTGGATGACCCGCACTCAGCGATGGAAGCGCAATCGGACGTTATACGAGAAGGCGTGATTGAGTGGTGGGACCAAGCCATGTCAACGCGGTTGAACAATCCTAAGACAGGCAGCAAAGTCATCGTGATGCAAAGGCTGCATGAGCGCGACTTGACGGGTCACTTACTAAGGGTGGGTGGGTACGAGCACTTGTGCTTGCCTGCGGAATGGGACGGGGTCAAGCGTAAGACAAGCTTAGGTAACTACGACCCTAGGACGAAAAAAGGGGAGTTGCTGTGGCCTGAACTCTACGACACAAAAGCACTGGCGCCGATTAAAGCTGCGCTGGGCGAGTACGGTACCGCTGGGCAATTGCAACAATCACCATCACCAGCAGGCGGTGGTATTATTAAAGTGGACAACATTAAGTTGTGGCCAGCCAAAGAACCTATCCCGCCATTGCAGTATGTCATACAATCTTACGATACGGCGTTCACGGAAAAAACTTCTGGGGACCCAAGTGCCTGCACGGTCTGGGGCATAGTGCAACGTAACGGGGAGAACGTGGCGCTGATGCTGGACGCGTGGGCGGAGCACCTAGGTTACCCAGACCTAAGAAGCAGGGTCATCTCGGAGTACGGGGACTCCTACGCGGGTAGCCCAGACGACCTAGGGAACCCAGGGCGGAAGACGGACTTGGTGCTAATCGAAGAGAAAGCAAGCGGGCAGTCGCTGGTACAGGACTTGCGCAGAGCGAACGTACCAGTGCGGGGTTACAACCCAGGCCGTGCTGACAAGGTGTCGAGGGCACACATGATTGCGCCCATCATAGACATGGGTCTGGTGTACGTCATAGAGAGCAAAAAGAACAAAGGCAAGCCTGTGAGCTGGGCAAAAGAAGTCATCGATGAGATGGAGAAGTTCCCAGCGGGCGAGCACGACGATAGAGTGGACTGTACGACGCAAGCGTTGATATATTTGAAGGACTCAGGCTTCCTAACACTAGAAGCAGTGGACGAGTTAGAGGAAGAGCACTACGAAAAACGGAAAACTAACCCGTATGCTGCATAAAAAGCTTGCAAAAACAGTAAAAGTGTGTAAGAGTGAATGCGTAACCCGTCATTGGTTATAAAACTCCTAATTTGCCCGGTTAAAAAACGGGCTTTTTTTGTGCTAGACTTGTAAAAACAGTGTATTATGCTAGAATTATAGAGCACGTTAATCCAAACACCTGCAGTAGGAGCCTTACATGGCGCAAATTTTTGATAAAGACCCTGACTTTGGACGCGAAGTCCCGGGTATTGTCGACCCTAATTTACTAGAACAGAAGCCAGATGAAGAGTCAATCAACCTAAATGTCCACGACATGCAGGAAAATGAAGATGGCTCGGTAGATATCCCCCTACTAGACCAAGAAATGATGATGGAAGGCGGCGAGTTTTTAGAAAACTTGGCCGAAATTCTGTCAACAGGTGAGCTTAACGAGATTGGTACGGAGTACGTAGAGCTTGTAGAGAAGGACAAAGAGGCTCGCGAGAAGCGTGACAAGCAGTATGAGGAAGGATTACGTCGTACTGGCCTTGGTGATGACGCGCCAGGGGGTGCTCAGTTCGAAGGAGCGAGCCGCGTAGTACATCCTATCTTAGCTGAAGCCTGTGTAGACTTCTCAGCACGTGCAATCAAAGAATTATTCCCACCAAACGGCCCTGTAAGGACACTTATAGAGGGTAAAAACGAGCCAGACGTTATCGAACGCGCAGAATTAAAAGCGCGAGGCATGAATTGGCAATTAACTAAGGGTATTTCCGAATACCGCGACGAATTAGAGCAATTATTGACGCAAACACCGATGGGTGGCAGTCAATATCAAAAATTCTGGGTAGAAGATGGTGAAATTCGCACTGAGTTCGTGCCAATTGACACGATGTACCTACCTTTTGCGTCAAGTAACTTCTACAGATCCTCTCGCGTCACTCACGCACAAGATATTACCCGTTTTACGTTTGAAAATCGCGTAAAATCTGGTCTATACCGTGACATTGAGGGCATGGAATTAGACAATTCACAAATTCCTGACGAAACAGCGTCCCAAAAGGCCAATAATAAGATTGAAGGCAAGGATGATGCCTCAGCTTACAACGATGATGGCTTACGTCGCGTTTTAGAAATCTACACATGGCTTGAAATTGACGACCCATTGGTAGAAGAAGGCCGTAAAGCGCCTTACATCATCACAATTGACGAATACACAGAAGAAGTGCTTGCCATCTACCGTAACTGGGAAGAAGGCGATGCTAAATACGGTAAACTGGATTGGTTCGTAGAGTACAAGTTCATTCCATGGCGCGGTGCGTATGGTATTGGCTTACCACACTTAATTGGCGGTCTATCAGCAGCATTAACAGGCGCGTTGCGTGCGTTAATGGACTCAGCACACATCAACAATGCAGCAACTATGCTGAAATTGAAGGGTGGTCGTGTAACTGGTCAAAATACATCCGTTGAAGTCACACAAGTTAGTGAGATTGAGGCACCAGCTGGTATTGATGACGTTCGCAAGATTGCGATGCCAATGCCGTTCAATCCACCTAGCCCTGTGTTGTTCCAACTATTAGGCTACCTAGAAACAGCAGGTAAAGGCGTAGTATCAACAAGCGTTGAAGCGTTAAGCTCTGTAGGCGACCGCACACCAGTTGGTACGACAATGGCGTTGATTGAGCAAGGCTCTAGCACATACGCGGCTATCCATGCACGCTTACACGCGTCACAACGCAAGTCCTTGGATATTATCTCACGTCTAAACCGTACGTTCCCAGAAGTGTTGAACGCGGTTAATGACAATTTAGATGAGCCATTAACACCAGAAGACTTCACAAACAACAATAACATCCAACCAGTATCTGACCCTCACATTTTCAGTGAAGCTCAGCGTTACGCGCAGTATCAAGCGGTTGTGCAGTTGTCACAAGACCAAACAGTGCCATGGGACCGTATCCAACTGTACCGTATCGGTATGAAGTTGTTGAAGTTCCCATACGCAGACGAAGTATTGCCATTACCACCGAAACCAGAGCACATTGACCCAGTTGAGGAAAATGCACTGGCAACTAAAGGTATGCCATTAGCAGCGCACATGGACCAAGACCATATAGCGCACATGGTAACGCACTTATTGTTTGCTACATCACCAATCTTTGGTGAGAACCCGCTAATGGGCAATCCAACAGTACCAGCGCTAGTACAGCACTGTAAAGAGCACTTAATCATGTTCTACCAACAGCACGCTAAAGCGTCAATGAACGCGTTTGGTGAGTTAGCTAAGATGAATGGCCAAAGTTCGGAGGGCGACGTGCATAAAGCCGTGGCACTTGCTGACCAGCAGATTGCGCAAGAGTTGGCGGATGTTATGCCTATGCTTGAGAAGGCAATGGAGATTGCACAGAAACTAGCACCTCCACCGCAAATGGACCCACAATCACAAGTGGCGTTGCAACTAGGTCAAGCAGAGATACAACGTAAAACGCAACTTGACCAGGCTACATTACAGCTTAAAGACCAAGAGCAAAAACTTAAACAGACGCTAGAACAACAGCAACAAGCGTTTGACCAACAAAAATTAACAGCGGAGCAGCAATTACAATCCATCGATGACCAACGGTTGTCAGCACAGCAAGAGTTTGAGCACAAACAAGCCTTGGCTGACCAACAATTGAAGATGATGGAAGAGCAACGCAAAGAAGAACAGCAGGCATTTGAACAACGTTTGGCTGAAATGAATTTCGCTTTTGAAAAACAGCGTGAAAGTTTACAGCAACAAACAGAGATGATGAAAAATGAAGCTGATAATCGCCAACATCAAATTACTGAATTGTTGAAAAACAGAGAAGATAATGAGACTAAAAAAATCATTGAGGAAATGAAGTTGGAAATTAAGTCAGCTTTTGACGAAAAGCAGTCATTTTTTGATAGGTTTTTCCCTAAAAACAAGGGTCAATAAAATTTAAGGAGATAGGCATGGCACGTTTAGCACAATGTAAACAAGCAGGACAAGTACAACCTGGTGTAAAAATGTACAAAAAAGGCGGTAAAGTTTGTGCAGATAATGAAGGCCAAGAGAAAACAGAGCTTAAAGAAGCTAAAGCACTACAAACAAAAGCAAAAATGGGTAAAAAAAGTGGTGGTCTAATGAAAGGTTGTAAATAATGGCAAAATTTAAATTGACGTATGCAAAAGGTAATGTAGAAGAGTTTGAATTTGATGGCTCTGCCCAAGACTATATTGATGCGAAGTTCGGGGTAGGCGGTTTAAACCCAACTTACGCGACATTAGAAGAAGTAGCTGCGCCTGCAGTAGAGGCACCAGCTAAAAAAGTAGCATCTGTTAAAAAAGCAGTAGCTGAAGAGACAGTAGCTGAATAATGAATGACCGTATAATCGGTGACATTCTGAGGAATATCAAGGGCAAGCTTGATGAGCAAGCCCATGGTAGCATGGAATTTCCTAAAGCAGACCCATTTGAACATGGTGTGCAGGTGGGAATATATAGTGGCCTTCTTGACGCTTTAAGCATTATTGATGCTGTGTTATCTAAAGACGAAGAGGCTGAGCGTAACTCTTAAAACTCTGAAAGGAGTTAGTAATGGCAATAACAAAAGAAGAATACATCAGGGAGCATTTCCCTGAGGTAAATCCAGGTGTTATTCCTTGTGGGGCGCAAGTACTTGTACAGTTGCGAACCATCAAAAGGAAAGTAGGAAGTATTATTCTTTCTTCTGAAACACAAGACTTTAACAATGGTAATACGCAAGTATCACGGGTTGTTAAAGTGGGGCAAATCGCCTTTCGCAATCGCGAAACAGGTGAATTGTGGACTGAAGGTGCATGGGCCAATATTGGCGATATTATTATTGCACCGCGTTGGGGAGGCTTTCGTTTTGAAGTGCCAATCCCAGATTCAGAAGATAAAGCTATTTTTTGTGTATTCGATGACGTAAGCGTCAAGATGATCATAGATAGCAATTTTGAATCATTTGATCAAATTCTGTAAGGAGAATTAGTATGGCTGAAGACAGAGATTACGAAATCGAAGACGAGAAGGATTTAGACGTCTCAGATGAGGATGAGCAGGACTTTGCTGAGGGTGGCGAAGTAGATGACGGAGATGACTCTCACGAATCTGCGGACGATAGCAATGATGATGGTGATGAAGACAGGGAAGGCATTCGTGCTCGCCGTCGTCAAGAACGCCAAGATAAAAAACGTGCAGCACGTGAACGCGAAGACTCACTTAAACGCGAACTAGCTGCGCGAGATGAGATTATTAACCAGCTACAAAGCCGTGTAGCGGTAGTTGAAAGACACCACCAAGGCTCTGAAGAAGCTCAAATTGAGACTTCTATTCAGGAAGCTGCGGATGCATACAATTACTTTAAAGGTCAAATAGCTATTTCAGCCCAAGAGAATGACGGTGCTGGTATTGCGGATGCGACTGAAAAAATGATTTTAGCGCAACGCCGATACGAAGACCTTAACCGTGTTAAGTCAACGTATCAAGAAAGCAAGACCAACAAGCAACAACCTCTAGACCCACGCCTTGTTAACCAAGCTAAAGCATGGATGGAGCGTAATAAATGGTACGACCCAAATGGTGGGGATGCGGATTCACGTCGTGCACTTGAGATTGACCGTGAGTTGGCACGTGAAGGTTGGGTTCCAACTACACCACAGTACTGGGAAGAGTTAGAATCGCGTGTTAAGAAAAACTTACCACATCGCGGTAAAACTAACTATAATAGTTCTAAATCAGTTGTCACTGGCTCTGGTCGCGAAAGCGCACCGTCAGGAAATGGTGGCACATATAAATTGAGCTCTGAACGTGTTGCAGCTTTAAAGGATAGTGGTATGTGGGATGATCCTAAGCAACGTGCAGAAGCCGTTAAACGTTTTAAAGAATATGACCGTGCTAACGGTCAGCGATAAGGAGCAGTGAGATGAGCGATACCAATAAAGTACTAGGTTCAGACGAACGTTTGAAGAAGTCTAATGGTGAGGCCGTTCGTGGCTCCCGTGATAACGCGGATGCTAACCGCGTAAACAAAGATGGCAGTGCCCTATCCGCAGAAGAACGTCGTGCGATGTTGCGTCGTGATTGGGTACAAGAAGTGCTTCCTACTCCGCCGAAAATTCCGGGGTTCCATTGCTGCTGGTTGTCTACAACTAACAGCACTGACCCGATATATAAGCGTATTCAGCGTGGATACATTCCAGTAAAATCCGCAGAAGTACCGGGTTTTGGTTCGCAGTTTACAGCTTCAGAAGGTGAATTTGAAGGGTGTGTAGCCTGTAACGAGATGTTGTTATTTAAGATTCCTGATGAGATATATCAAGATTTGATGACTATTTATCATCATGATATACCTAACGAGCAAGAAAACTCGATTTAT